CCCGAGAGCCTCCAGGGCGAGCAGCTGCCCCTCGGAATGCGCTCGTATGATCTCTGTCCTGGCAATCGTCTCTGCCCTCCCTCTCGTTATGTCCACCGTCTTGGAGAGGTCCCTGGCGATGTCAAGAGGGTTGCGGCCCTCCACCAGCCCGTCCGTCAGCTCTCTCACCATCTTCACGGACATGTCTGCCGTGATGTTCTCCAAGTCGTCGTAGGTCCTTCCCGCGAGCAACTTGACCTTCTCTATCGCCTCGGGACGGCCGAAGGAATCGCGGAGGAACTGTTCCTTGGAGCCTTCGTAGAAGTCCCCCTCGTGCGGTCCGAAGCGCCGCTGCTTGACATCCTCGAAAGACCTGCCCGCGCCCCTCTTGAATCCTTCCTCTACATAACGCTTCCACAGCTCGTCCTCGGCAGCTCCGAGAACTTGGGACTGCAACTGCCTCTTGAGCCACTCCTTGAACGCCTTGATCTTCTCCGGGTTGGAATGAAACTGCCAACGAGTGTTGGCGGCAAGACCAAGCCTGCTCACCGTCAATCGTCCTTGTAGAGCACTTCCAGCGCCGCCTCGATCTCCGCGTCCGTGGCCTCGGAGTCTAGCAGCGTGACTTTCGGCATTGCCAACCCCTCCGGTGCCGCCGGTGTCAACGGTTCGCCCGCTCTCGAAATCAAAGATGGAGATTTGATTGTGTTCTTTTCCGAGTCTGACGGCATCTTTCTTGCTCCTTGTTACAATGGAAACGTCCAGAAACGTCTTCCCCGATCCAGGATCACGCCAAGCACCGACGGCATGCCCCTCCTTTCCCAGCAGGTCGGCATTCTTCCGCATGAAAGACCGAACGTCGCTCACCTTCACTTTCTCGCCGAACACCGCCGACCGTTCCGGATAGGGGCTGACCGCGTAACCTTTCTGCCCGATGTCCTGGTACTTGCGCTGGCCGGCCACAAAAGTGAACCCGCCCTTGGCCTTCAAGCGCCCGACCATCACTCCAGTCGCGCCGGCGGGAGAGCAACTGGGGTCTTTGCCCCCTCCCGGACCCGTGGGGCAAAAGACGTTGGTGGCAAAAACAAGGTCGGCATCAACATACTTCGCGACCATCGAACGCTTCCCCAACGCCTTCAGCGCCGCCGCCCTGTGGTTGCCGTCCCACAAGACCTTGTGTCCTCGCCAACCCACCACCAAGGGAACGTCAGATTCTTCCAGCTTGCCCGCTACCAACCCCTTGACTTTGTTCCCATCAAGGTCACCTTGGATTGAGACCAGTTCGTCGATGGCAAACGATCTGACGTTGGTTTGCCGGTCAAACTCCTTGCCAAGTTCTCGCTGCACATGCTTGGGAATCGAATCTGCCACCTCTTCTCCGTTTCGCAGCCCAAACGCCTCAACGCTTCTTGAGTTCTTGCCCACCCCCATTTTTGGATTGCTCGCCAAGATCTTCTCAACTCTGTCAACGGCAGACGCCACTTCACCTTCACTCGGAACTGCGCCTCCACTTCCCTCCGGCGAGCAGGTAGGCTTTATCCCCCCACCCGGCCCGGTGGGACAGAAAGCGTTGAGAGAGAACTCAGTCTTGTCCCTGCTCGCGCCAGAGAACACTAGCTTGGTAAACCACGTCGACTTGCCTTTCAAGCTCGGCACCAACAAAGACAGGTACTTCTGCCCGGTATCCGGCTTAAGATAGGCAACGGTCATGTGCGGACGGTATTTCTCATGCGTGTCAGTGTGCGGCAGAAGCCCCAGCTGGCGGTGGAGGTTGTCCAACTGCCGGCTTGACACGTCGTACTTGAGCACATCCTTGTTGGGCAGCTTGAAGAGAGACAGCCCCTCAAACCTCGCCAACACGGGACCGGCCCCAGACACCAACCTCTTGACCTTGTTCATGTCTCCGTCTTCCAAGCCATATCGAACTGTCACATGAGGTTCTTGGTCCGCCTTCAAAACATCTTCCGGAGACAAAGCAGACCGCAGCGTCTGGAGATGCTCAGCTATTTCGGCATCGTCGATGTTCAGTTGGGCAGAGGCGTATTCCTCATTACCAACAAACGGAGTCCCCTTCGTCTCTTTCCGCTCCCGCAGGCCGAATGCATCTTCTTTGGCAACTAGATCGAACACCGCCAGGCGAAGCCTGTTGAACCGGCGTCTCAGGTCCTCGATGAACTTCCGGCGAAGGGTCGCCGTGCGCGTGGGGTCGACGCGGAGAGGATTGGGACGGCGACGGACCTTGTTGAAAACAAGGGAATTGACCGTTCGTTTTGGCTCCTTGTGACCTTTTGCCAGGTCTGCGACTTTGCTTTCTGTCCATCTGACACCGCTTTTGATCCCCAACCACTCGGCAAACTTGCGATCAATCTCAACCCCATCTCTGAACCCGTCAGGTTGATGCGCCGCTGGGTCCGCTCCTTCTGTTGCTTTATACCCCCCAAAAGCATAATCGAGAGCAACCTGCAATCGTCGAAAACTGCCGAGTTGAGGGGAATCCACGATCACCGATTCCCTGCCTTCAAACCTAGACACAAGCTTGTCACGGCCGACCAGCACCAGAGGACGACCCGTCTTGTCTTTCGTCCCACCAACCAACGCAAACCCTTGCTTCATCCACTCTCCAGCGAACTCTCTCGAAGGGCCGCTTGCTTGACCGCCCTTCCCGCAACCAGGATCTTTTCCGCCCCCAGGTCCAGCAGGGCAGAAAGCGTTGCCAGAAAGCGCAGCGCTCTCCGCAAAAGACTTCTCCATCTTCTTTCGCTTGTGCTTCGGCAGCTTCCTTTTGCCGGTCTTCTTCTGCCAGCGCTTGGCCATCGCCGGCTCGTTGGCGTGCATCCAACGGCGCTGGGCCTCGGAGATGAATGGGTTGACCATCAAATCACTCATCTTCCTCCTCCTTGACACCGTCAACCTCTTCCCCTTCCGCCTTGCTGAACATCTGTTTCTCATCCTCTCCAGGTTCGGGAGGCGGCCTCTGGAACCCTTCCGGCGGCGAGGCCTCAAACCCCATCTCGCCGGCTTGCTCCTCCGCTTCTTGCATCTTCTCTTCGGCCAGCTTCTCCGCCTCCTCCAGGATGGCTTGGGCCTCCTCTTCGTCCATGCCCAGGATGCGGGTCAGGTAGTCCAGCGGTGGAACCAGCGCCTCCACCCCGCCTTGCACGTACTTCGAGAGCGCGTCCGTCTTCGCCACCGCGACCGTTGCCTTCTCCGCCTCGGACTGAGAAGACATGTCCGGCCATTCGACGCTGTAACCGCCCTTCGGTCTCTCCCCGACGACCTCCCCCTTCGCGTTGACAACGAACAGCTTGCCGGAGTGCGGGTGACGGACAGTCCAACGGTTGCCGGTCAGCTCCTTCCTGCCGGTCTTGGGAGCGGGCAAGACGCCCACTTGGATCAGCCGGTCCACCAGAGGGCAGATCACTTTCGGAGTCAAGTAAGTCAGTTGCCGGCCCCTCATCCTGGCCATGTGCGCCTTCTCGTCTTGAGAGGAGGCCAGTTCGCCGCGCTCGCTGCCTTTGAAGATCCGGATGGGAGTGTCTATCTCTATGCAAATCGCCTCTATCTGCACGTTGATCTGCGAAGTGGGATCGGACACCGTGGGAGACAGGGTGGCGAAGTCCATCCCCCTGCCCAAGAGGTAGCGCTGGAGGCCGTTGAAATACTTCTCCATGGAGTCGCGCATGGCGGACTCGTCCACCTCGACATCGCCTCCCAGTTGCGGATGCGTCGTCGCTTTGAGTCCGGGAAAAGCTCCCTTGTAATACATCTCGGGGGAACTGGCATAGAGCTTATGCAGCCCGAGGATGTTGTTGAGCACCGGCCGCATGCGCGGCACCCCGAAGACCTCGGAGGAGCCACGGTTGTCGGCAAGGTGAACCACCCTGGTCCAATGCACGTTGCGAACCGACATGGGCAAGCCGATGCCGGTCTGCGACCCCGTCCGCCAATCGTTGAAGGTGATGTAATACATCAAGGGCTGCCCATACCGAGGAGAGGTGGGGTTCGACTCGAATTGCGTGATCTGCACCAGGTGCTCTGGGAACGTCCGAAGATAGAGCAGCCTGCGGTTCGCCACCCTCTGCGCGTTTACAGTGAGACGATAGACCTCTCCAGGATCGCCGTTGTCCCAAGTCTTGGAGTCATTGTTGAAAGAGGTCGGCGCAGATCCTTGCTCCTCTATTCCCTTCACCG